ATCACGATGGGTGGGTCCTTAGAGGTCGGCTATGGCGGTACGGGCACGACATCGACTCCCACGAATGGCCAGATCCTGATCGGTAACTCGGCAGGCAATTACACGGTCGCTAACATCACGGCTGGCACGAACATCGCAATCACAAACACCTCAGGCGGGATCACGATCTCTGCAACTGCAGGTGCTGGTACGGTCACCGCGGTTAACGCTACGGCGCCATTGGCGTCTAGTGGCGGCACGACGCCTACCATCTCAATCTCTGGCGCTGTACCTATTGCTAACGGCGGTACTGGTCAGACAACAGCATCGTCTGCCTTCAATGCGCTCTCGCCCATCATTGCTAAGGGCGACATCATCGTCGGTGATGGCGTTAACTCATCTAACCGTCTTGCTGTCGGCACAAATGGCTATGTCTTAACGGCTGACTCATCGACCGCCACAGGCGTTAAATGGGCCGTAGCAGCCTCCGGGATGGTCTACCCTGGCGCTGGTATTCCCAACTCCACTGGAAGCGCTTGGGGCACGTCCTACTCGACGACAGGCTCGGGTAGTGTCGTTCTCAGCACCTCGCCCGTTTTGGTTACGCCAGACCTTGGAACGCCTTCAGTCATCTCCTTGGTTAATGCGACAGGCCTGCCGCTTTCCACGGGTGTTACAGGCACCCTGGCCATCTCTAACGGCGGGACAGGCAGTGCGATCGCACCCACAAGCGGTCAGCTTTTAATCGGTAACGCTTCGGGAGGTTTCTCCCTGGCCACGATTACTGCAGGCACCAACGTTACGGTTACCAACGGAAACGGCACGATTACGATCTCTGCCACCGCTGGTGGGGCAGGTGTCAGCGCCGTTACTGCGACCGCTCCTCTTGCATCTTCGGGTGGCGGTACACCAGACATCAGCCTGACAGGCATTGTCCCGATCGCTAATGGCGGAACGGGTGCGTCTTCCACGTCAGCGAACTTCATCTTCGCCGGACCTAATGGAACCTCAGGTGCGCCAAGCTTCAGGGCTATGCTGGCAGCCGATGTTCCAACGCTTAACCAAAACACGACCGGCTCTGCTGGCTCTGTTGTTAACGCACTGACGATCAACAACTCAGGATCTGGCTCGGCATCGGGCACGACCTTTAACGGCTCTTCTGCTGTCACGATCTCCTACAACTCGATTGGCGCTCCTTCTGCTACGGGTGTAGGCGCATCGGGAACCTGGGCGATCTCGATCTCTGGCAACGCCAATACAGCCTCCACGGCGACTTCTGCAGGCAGTGTGACTAACTCAGTCACCTTCTCAAATTCGGGCTCTGGAGACGTGTCTGGCACGACTTTTAACGGCTCTGCTGCCAGGACGATCTCTTACAACACACTCGGTGCGCCATCGGCTACAGGCTCAGGAGCCTCGGGAACCTGGAACATATCGGTATCAGGTAACGCTGCGACGGTAACGGACGGTGTCTATACGACTGGAACGTATACCAATCCAAGCTGGATTAGTTCGCTTGCAGCATCTAAAATCACGGGTACCTTAGGCATCGCAAACGGTGGCACCGGTAGCTCAGCGACACCAACAAACGGACAGCTTTTAATCGGAAATGGCACAGGGTTCGCATTAGCAACACTAACGGCAGGTGCCAATATTGCAATTACAAATACTGCAGGAGGTATCCAGATTGATGCTTCAGGCGGTGGTGGCGGCGGCGGCGCTGGTAATGCTTACGCTTGGTTCCTTTGCTAAGAGGCGAACATGACAACTCTTGTTCTTGACAGCACCCTAAAAACCATCCAGGTCAGTATGGCCGGGGTGGCCACGACGACCAATCCGGACTTCACGGCTTCTTACGCTGACAACAATGGCGTGGTCTTCGCTGAAGGCGCAAACGATGGCGCCCTGAACGGCACGACCGATGTTGCGGTTGTCGCGGCTCCTGCCTCCGGCTATCGACGGATCATCAAAAAGATCACGATCGAGAACAAGGACACAGTCGCTAATACTGTCATTGTTAAGTACGACAACAACGGCACACAGCGGACGATCGCTCGAGTCACCCTGAATCCGAACGACACCTGGAGCCTTGAAGGCACGTTTGACAGCTTCGGCTCACTCAAGCAGACCCTAGGCACGGTCAACGTCTCTACGGTAACTGGGACGCTCCCTGTAGCCAATGGCGGCACTGGGGCAACTTCTCTGACGGCTAACAACGTCATTCTTGGTAACGGAACGGCAGCCGTTCAATTTGTTGCGCCAGGAACTAACGGGAACGTTTTAACGTCTAACGGCACGACTTGGCAGAGCACTGCGCCAGCTTCGGCCTTATCAAGCATTACGTTTGGTACCACAGGCTTAACGCCATCAACGCCCACTTCTGGCGCTGTTACGGTAGCAGGAACGCTTGCAGTCACTAACGGCGGCACAGGGCTTACAGCGGGTAACTCAGGCGGTATTCCTTACTTCTCCGCAGGTACGTCGATTGCAAGCTCTGCAGCCCTTACGCTTAACGCCCTTATGGTCGGTGGTGGAGCGGGAGCAGCGCCTTCGACAGTAACAACGGGAACTGGCGTCGTTACAGCCCTTGGCGTGAACGTAGGCACTGCAGGCGCATTTGTCGTCAATGGCGGCGCCTTGGGAACGCCCTCGAGCGGTACGCTAACCAATGCGTCAGGTCTTCCACTGACGACAGGGGTAACGGGCACACTAGCCTTTGGCAACGGCGGTACAGGGCAGACCAGCTATACGAATGGCCAACTGCTGATCGGTAACACCGCCACAGGGGGCTTGAGCAAGGCGACACTTACTGCAGGAACAAACATCACCATCACGAATGGTAATGGCACGATCACGATTGATGCAGCAGGTGGCGGCGGTGGTGTTACAACGGGCAAAGCAATCGCAATGGCGCTTATCTTCGGGTTCTAAGGAAAAATCATGGCATCTCCAAATATCGTTAACGTTACCTCGATTGTTGGTAATACCAGCTATCTGATACCAGCGAACACGACGGCTAACACTTGGACCGCGCTGACACCGTCAACTAACACGGTTAATCGCGTTGATTTCATCACGGCATCTAACGTGACATCATCAGCGGCGACAATCACAGTGTCGGTTAACTCTGCAATCTCCGGTGGCGGCACGGCCTACAGGCTTGTGTATCAGGTTACAGTCCCAGCGGGATCGACCCTGGTCGTGGTGGATAAAACCACGTCCCTTTACATCACGGACAGTCAGTCGGTCGTTGTAACCTCGGGAACTGCAAGCGCTATTGAGCTAGTCGCCTCTTACGAAGCCATTACCTAACATGCCAATCGACCGCAATACCGCCCAGTACATTACAGGCAACCCTCAGCAGCCCACGCAATCCTCTGCGCCGGGAATCTGGGATATAGACGAGCAGGGCAGCGCTCAAGCTGCTGGCCGTTGGCCTTTGCCGCCTAATGTTGTACAGCGGTCGTTGAGGTTTAACAGTGCGGATACTGCCTATCTAAACAGGACTCCGGCAACAACAAGTAACAGGCAGGTTTGGACAGTTTCCGCATGGGTAAAGCGTTCGGCTCTTGGCGCTACGCAAAATATTATTCGCGCTTCGGATGGTGCTACTAACGATACGTTATTAAGATTTGAAAGTAGCGATTCAATTGGTGTTTATACAAACGGCGCTACCAATTTGAATTTAATTACAACGGCAAAATACAGAGACCCTTCAGCTTGGTACCACATTGTTCTTGCCGTTGATACCACACAGGCAACTCCGGGTAACAGGGCTTTTCTGTATATTAACGGGACGCAGGTGACAGCGTTCACAACCGAAACCTACGTCACGCAGAACACCAACACACAATTTAACTCAACGTCGTTTGCAATGAATATCGGAAGATATTCTGGAGGCGGTGGTTCAGAATACCTATCAGCGTATCTGGCCGAGGTCAACTTCGTTGACGGCCAAGCCCTAACCCCATCATCGTTCGGCCAAACAGACGCACAAACAGGTCAGTGGATACCCCGAGTGTATTCGGGCAGTTACGGCACCAATGGCTTTAGGTTGCAGTTCCTTGATAACAGTGGAACGACTGCGACAACGCTTGGCAAAGACACATCAGGATTGGGTAACAACTGGACGCCCAATAACTTCTCTGTAGCCGCAGGGTCTGGTAATGACTCCTTGCGCGATGTGCCGATGAACTACTACAGCCCCGACAACGGCCTTGGTGGTGAGGTGATCGGGAATTACTGTACGCTGAATCCGCTGGCAGGAAGTACCACGGGGACCATAACTTATAGCAATGGAAACCTTGACTTTGTCCTTGATAGATCCGTTTCCAATCCGTGGGTAACCTCTACGTTTGCCATACCAACCTCGGGTAAATGGTACTTTGAGGTGAGTCAAACTGCGGCGAACACGGGGACGACTGCATATGGATATGCTGGTTTAATTGATCTTGCTACGCTCCGTTCAAATGCAACGCCTACTGAAGTAAGGTCTTACATTTTTTCCAGCGGCAACAAAACAACAACATACGCAACATCAGGATCGGCATATGGAAGTGCGGTTGCTTTGGGGGATGTTGTTGGCGCTGCTGTTGATATGGATGCAGGGACGATTGTCTTTTACAAAAACGGGGTGAGCCAAGGAACGGCATACACGGATCTTGTTACTTCCGGTAAAACCTGGGGGTTCAGCGCATTTTTGGGCGGCAATAATACAGGAACCTTTTGGGTCAACTTCGGCCAACGCCCATTTGCTTACGCCGCACCATCAGGATTCAAATGTCTTTGTACGCAGAACTTATCGGCACCGAGAATCGGTAACGTCGCAGTAGCGCAGGCGAATGATTACTTTAATACAGTGCTTTATACCGGCAACGGGGCATCTAGTAGAAGCATTACGGGCGTAGGCTTTCAGCCTGATTTTGTTTGGGTTAAAAGCAGAACAAATAGCTCGGGCTTCAACATTCTTTCTGATGCAGTTCGTGGTGCCGGAAGGTGGCTATCAAGTAATTCAACAGGTGCAGAAGGTGGCCCCGGCGAATTTATTACGTCATTTGATTCGGACGGTTTTTCAGTTAACCTGACTCCAAACAATACGGTAAACGAAAACGGCGGGTCATATGTCGCTTGGAACTGGAACGCTGGCGGCTCAACGGTTACCAATACATCCGGAACTATTACAAGCTCGGTAAGAGCCAGCCAGACGGCTGGATTCAGTGTGGTGTCCTATACGGGTACGGGTGCCAATGGCACAGTCGGTCATGGATTAAGTAGCGCACCACAATTCCTCATTGTTAGGAATAGAGACACAGTCTACAACTGGCGAGTTTGGCATACAGCATTGTCTGGAACTCAGCTTCTGTACCTTAACGCAACAGATGCAACCGCCACAGATGCAACTATGTGGAATAGCACAATACCGACATCAAGCGTGTTTAGCGTAGGCACCAACGGTGGGGTAAACGAAAGCACTAAAAGGATTATTGCCTACTGCTTCGCCGCAGTCCCGGGCTTCTCGGCTTTTGGTTCGTATACCGGCAATGGCTCTGCTGACGGTCCGTTTGTGTATACGGGATTCAAACCAAAATGGATCATGATTAAGCCATCAAGCACTACGGGCAATTGGACTACGATTGATACTGCTAGGGATTTATACAATCTTTCAAACAAAACGCTTTACCCGGATTTAACAAACGCCGAAGAAACGGCATACGGCCCACAACTTGACGTTGTAAGCAATGGTTTCAAATTCAGGAATGGACCCGGTTACCAAAACAATAGTGGAACCACCTACATCTACGCCGCCTTCGCAGAAATCCCCTTCCAGTTCGCTAACGCCAGATAAGTCATGAGCAAATTCACAGGCAATATCATCCGTCTACCAGCGGTTACGCCGACTCAGAACTCAGCGTCGGGCGTTTACACACTTGATGACCAGTTCACCGCGCAGTCATCGGGAACATGGCCGATTGTTCGGGATCAATACTTCAACTACACCACGTTATTGCTGACAGGTGCAGTGCAGGGTACAGCCTATCCCAATCCCGTCACACAGCCCTACAGCTTTCTGTCGGATGCCAGTACGAATAATTTTGTTGTCTCGCCTAACGGTGATGTGAGTGCAAGACCGTTTAACCCGTATCTGAATAGCTATAGTAATTTTTACAACGGGGCCGGGTATTTTTCTTCGTCAACAGCTTTATTTGCCTATTCAACGGGAAGTGCTAGTACGCAAACTTTCACGATTGAAGCAATGGTGTTTCAAACAGACAGGGGTACTGCTCCGATAACGCTTCCTTACTCGCAGTGTATTGCGGGCAAGGGCGATGTTTACATGAATTTTGGCATAAATAGCTCTGGAAATTTAATGCTTTTGCATTATGACGGTAGCGAAAGGGTTGTTACAAGTTCGGCGACAATTCCGCTGAATACATGGACTTACGTTGCAGTAACAGTTTCAGGTGGAGTGGTCACCCTATATATAAATGGAACTCCTTCTGGCACGGGAACATGGTACGGCCTCGCGGCGGGAGGTTTGGCGCAAAGTTCTTTTTTTGGCAGGCCGGCATCCAATGGAAACGCAAAATACTTTCAAGGTTATATAGCCAACTTACGAGTGAGCAGCGTTGTTAGAACCATTGCAATACCAACATCAAATTACGCTAATGACGCTAACACAGCATTCTTGTTCAATCAGTCAAATCGTTTTATTGACAACAGCAGTAATGGTTATGCGATTACGGTATTAGGCTCCCCCGCCGTTTCGCAAAATTCCCCATTTGTCAGTTACGACACGACCAATGGTAGTGGGTATTTTGATGGGACGACTGATTATTTAGGGCCGATTGGAACAACTAGCAGTTTCAATTTTATGCACAGCCCGACGGCGCTATTTACGTTTCAGTGCTGGATATGCCCCACTTCATTGCCATCGTCTGGCGTTGGAAGAGGGTTATTTGGAACATCAGACAATTCAGGTCAGGCTGGCGTACAAATTGGTATTGAAAATACAGGTTCAGCGACTTATGTAGTTTTGGCAATATCTAAAGCAGTTGGCGGCACCCTTGTTCTTGTAGCTTACTCTACAACAGCATTACAGGCTAATACGTGGACGCATATAGCAATAACATACGATCAGTCGCTGGCTTCCGCTAACGCAAAGTTTTATACAAATGGTGTTTTGACTGGCACAGGAAATAAAACCGCCAATACTCCGTCGTCGGGAAATGCAGGGCAACCGGGCTATATTGGGCAATACGCCACAGCAGCATTTAACTATATTGGCTACATTGCCGATTTTAGAATCACCAACACGATTGAAACGATCACGTTGCCTACCGCGCCTGTCACACCGGTAAGCGGAACCGCCCTCCTCACCCTCCAAACCCGCGCTCCAGCGACGAACAACGGTTTTATTGACAGCAGCCCTAACAACTTTGTCGTCACGAGAAATGGGAATACGACGCAGGGATCGTTTAGTCCGTTCTCACAGACTGGGTGGGGGAATTATTTTGATGGCACTACGGATTATTTAAGTATTGCAAACAACGCCGCTTTGCAGTTAAGCAATTCAGTGGCATGGACGGTTGAATTATGGTTTTATGCCACAGCCTTAGCCAGTGAAAAAGCAATCTTCAATGGTTTCAATCCATCAGGCTCACCTAATTACAATGGTTTCGGATTGAACTTAGGTTCAAACGGCCAGCCAGCAACAACATTAATGATGTATGACGGCACTAACTGGACAAATATCGCAACTGTTTCAGCTAATCAGTGGTATCACGTTGCTGTTTCGTACGAAGGAAGTGGTACTACAAGACGTTGTTTCTTAAACGGCGTGTTGCAAGGAAGCGCAGGAACCGTCCCGTCAACAATTACAAACACAAGCACCGCAACTGCAATAGGCGCTTTGTCTAACGGCAATTTCAGTTTCCCTGGTTATGTTTCAAACGTAAGGGTTGTTAAAGGCCAAGCCCTTTACACAGGCGCGTTTACACCAGCAACGTCAGCATTGACCGTTAGCACGGTAGGCGCAACTGGCGCGGGAGTTCCTACGCAAACCATTACAGGAACGGTTTCGCTTCTTACTTGCCAGTCCAATCGCTTTGTTGATAACAGCCCTAATAATTTCACTATTACCAAGAACGGTGACACATCCGTCCAAGCCTTTTCCCCCTTCGCACCAGCGCAATCCTACATGCCAAGTCAGATCGGTGGCAGCGGGTATTTTGATGGGAACGGGGATTGGTTAAGCGTTGCTGATAACACTGTATTAGACATGGAAGCCTCCGATTTTACGATGGAGGCGTGGATATACCCAACCGCTTCATTTTCCACTAACGGAGCATTGTTTTCAAAAAGAGCAAGCAATGCTGTTTTTGGAGGCGTCCTTGTTCTTTTTGGCGGAAGTAATGCGCCAATTTTTAGAGCTACAAGCACAAATTCCTCTTGGGATTTAGTTAACTCAACATCATCAATTTCAGTTGTTCCTTCGCAGTGGAACCATGTTGCTATAGCTAGAAGCAGTGGTAATTGGGCGTTATGGGTTAATGGAAACCGTGGCGTTAGTACAACAGGTGCAACAGGAACGGTTTCAAACAATACAGCAGCGTTTGGAATTGGCGCTAACGCTGACAGTTCTGAATCGTTTCCTATACCCGTTTATGTTGCTGCTGCAAGAGTAGTGAAAGGAACCGCAGTCTATGACCCGACATTATCAACTATAACAGTCCCCACCGCACCACCAACAGCCATACCCAACACCTCTCTCCTACTCAACTTCACGAATGGCGGGATTGTAGATGCCACTGGGAAGAATAATCTGGAGACGGTGGCAAATAGCTCTGTGCAGACAACGCAAGCGAAATGGTCTCCGGGGAGTATGTACTTTGATGGGACGGGGGATTATTTAACAATTCCTTCGTCAAATCTTTTGGCTTTTGGAACAGGGGACTTTACGTTGGAGTTTTGGGTCTATCCCACAAGCGCCGCAGCAACAAACGCCTTAATTATGTGGACAACGGTAGGCGATTACTTTGCTTTAGCAATGAACACAAGCAGAAATGTATTTTTAGACCGTTACGGATCAACTACGCTTGCAACAACGTCTAACACTTTAACTCTGAATACTTGGAACCATGTTGCGGTTGCTAGATTAGGAGCAACTTTGCAAATTTATATTAACGGAACAAGCGGAGCATCAGTAGCTAATTCAACAAATTGGTTGGCATCTGCAATACAAATAGGTAATAACGGATATACATCTTATTTATTTGGCTACCTAGACGACCTTCGCATTACCAAAGGATATGCCCGTTATGCAACCGGCACAGGCGGCAACGCTGGTCAAATGGTTTTCAACGGCACTAATACTCTTGCTCTTCCCACCGGACCCTTCCCACTAGGCTAATCATGTACGCAATCATCAAAGACAATGCCGTGATAAAAACCGGCGAACTTGAGCAGATGTTCATCAGCAACGTCTTTCCGCCTTCTGGCACACCGGAATGGCTAGAAGAGCATGACGTTTACGAAGTCATTGTTCCTGCTTATGACTCACAGACCGAGACACTGCAAGGCATCCCGCCACAGATCACGGGTCGAACAGTCGTCTTGCATCAGGTAGTGCCTTTGCCTGAACCCCAACCCCAACCAGTGGAAATTCCGGTCGATCCCGTGCAAACTATCGACCTTAGCGGTGCTGCTGATAGCGCTGCGGAAACCCTTGGAGATACCCTATGACTATCGAACTGACTTTGGATGAAGTCAATCAAATCCTCAACGCTCTTGGACAGCGGCCCTATGTTGAGGTGGCCAACCTGATTGGGAAGATTGCCACTCAGGCTCAGAGCCAGGAGACTCCTGCGGAATAAATCATGGCAAGCGCTACCGGAACCCCGATTCAGCTTTTTTATTCGACTACCGCAACAACCCAAGCGACCGCTGGACAGCTTCAGGTCGCGGAATTGTTTCTCAACGTCACCGACAGAAAGCTGTACTCAAAGGACAACTCCGGTAACGTCTTCCTGTTAGCCAATGGAAACAACTCCGCAGCGACTGTCTCGAGCGTCGCTGTATCGGGCGGCACAACAGGCCTAACGACCTCTGGCGGCCCTATAACGACCTCAGGGACCATTACCCTTGCAGGCACGCTGGCTCTTACGAATGGCGGCACTGGAGGCACTTCAGCCTCTGGTGCTCGTACCAATCTGGCCGTCCCAGGCCTTGCAGACGCGAACACCTTTTCGAATACGAACAACTTCCAAGACAACGAAGTCATTCGCCCTAAGGTGAAGGACTATTCCCTCACAGTGAACGCCCTAGGAAACATCACAGGGGCCACCACTGTCAATCTGGAGGTTGGGAACTATGTCACCGCTACCTGTACCGGAAACATCACCTGGACCTTCAGCAACCCCGCTACAAGCGGCTCTGGCTGTGGCTTCATCCTGGTCCTTACCAATGGTGGCGCTTTTACACAGACATGGCCTGCGGCTGTTGATTGGCCTTATGGCGTTGCTCCTACCCTGACGGCTGCCGGCACCGATGTCTTGGTATTCATTACCAATGATGGCGGAACGACTTGGCGCGGCACCATATCCATGACGGATAGCAAGTAATGCTTTTGCTTGAGCTACTTGCCGGACAGACAGTCCGCGGGGAACAGCTTTACACCACGCCGGGGACGTTTTCATTTGTCGTCCCCAACGGTGTTGGTTCCCTATCAACAGCGGCCGTGGGAGCCGGAGGCGCCGGAGGCGGTGCCACAGGATCTTATGGCGGTGTCGGCGGTGCTGGTGGCGCTCTTGTTTACGGCAACAACATACCCGTAACCCCTGGCGAGACGTTAACCGTAGAGATCGGCGCAGGCGGTACATCAAGCGCAGGAAGCAACGGAACGGCTGGTGGCTATACAGAGATCAGAAGGGGCGCTACGGTCCTCCTGAGGGCTCCTGGAGGCCTTGGCGGGGTCTATGTCAACACGACCTATGCAGGCCTGACTACAGCGGCTACATCGGCCAATATTGGCGGCTACCCTTATAACCAGGGTGGCGGCAACGGTGGTGGAGCAGGCTACGCAACCTGGGGCGGCTCTGGTGGTGGTGGCGCTGGCGGATTCTCAGGCGCTGGTGGCACAAGCGGCACTGAGGCCTTCTCTTATCCTGGCGGATCTGTTGGTGCTTTTGGCTTCCAGGCAAGGATGCTTGCGAACTATCAAACCGGCTACTACTACGGTGACGGCATATATATCCGCAAGACCACTGACTTCTCGACATTCACAACAGACTACACCCTAGGCGGCGGCAACATATTTCTTTATGTCTTGAAGAACTATGCGGCTGGAACGCCAATGATTGCTTCGGGAACCGCGGGTCAAATCGTTACCTATAACGGCACGACTTGGTCAGCAGTTTCCTCAGGTACCTCTGAGAATATCTTCTCATTGAGCGATCTCACGGCAGGATCTGGCTATACCTACGGAGCCTGTAGTAATGGCGCCGTGATTGTTAACAGCGCTCAGTTCAATTGGAATAACTGGATAGTCTATAACTCAGCCACAACAGGCACACCTAACGCTTTGCTTGGAAATACTTATGCGCAGGCTGGCGGTACCGCATACATGTTCTTCTTCGGCACCGTTGGAACCATATTGCGGCAGTCTTATACAAGCCCTTCTGGGCCCACTCCGCCGACAGTAAGCTACTCCTTAATGACATCAGGCACGACTGAGTTCTTGTATAGCGGTGCCTATAACGGCAATCCATCGGCTGGCGTCATCATTGCATGCGGCGGTAACGGAACCATCTTAAGGACCACCGACGCGTCTAATTACACGACCTGGACAACGCAGACGTCAGGAACCACGGCAAACTTCTACCGAGCCACTTACTATAACGGCGTCTTTTATTGCATAGGCTCAAGCGGCACCATCGTTAAAAGCACTGACGGTGGTGTTACCTGGACAACCGTAACGTCAGGCGCCATCGCTCAGACCCTTTGGGGCATATTGCCTCCCATCGACTTTGTGGGCGTTCCTTTGGGAGGTGTCTTGGCCAATAAGGGCGTCTTCCCCTTATCGGGCGAGACAGACACTTGGTACAACTGCAAGCTTGATTTCAACATGACCGGATCGAATGGTGCCGGTGGTGGCGGTGGTGGCGGTGCGGGTTCAGACACCATCCGCGCAGGCGGTGGCGGTGGCGTAGGTGTAACCGGTACGGGCTCAAGTGGCACTGGCGGAACATTCACGGCTGGTAATGCCGGGGCTGGTACTGGAGGCTCTTCTGGCGCCACAGGCACGGCCGGAACCGGCACTACAACAGGCGGTCTTGGTGGTAACTATGGTGCGGGTGGCGCAGGCGCTGCTCGTGGAGGCTCCTATGCTGGAGCAAGTGGTGCAGGTGGGGCCATGAGATTGATCTGGGGCCCTGGAAGGAGCTTCCCAAGTGGAACCTGAAGTAAATCCTCCGCATCCGCGGTATGGCATTCAGCATGTTGACGATTGTCCTGCAGTACAAGGGGGCGCATGCAATTGCTACTACGAATACACGCTTGCCAAGTTGAACTTCTTCAACAATCTTGGCCCGGACCCTGATCTTGAATAGCTATGGAGCCATCTGTGGAAACCCGACTATCCGTTCATGAAGCGGTTTGCGCCCAACGTTATGAAAATATCGAAAAGCGCTTTGATGACGGCTCTAAACGCATGCAGAAAATTGAGTATCTGCTCTACATCACGATCGCCGCCGTCCTCCTCGGGCCAGGAGTAGCCGCTATGTTCGTGAAGAACCTGCTAGGTATCTGATGGACGATAAAGCCCACGAACTAGCGGTCCTGAAAGCCCAGGCCAGAATTAGGCTTGACGAGCTTAAAGCACAAGACTCGGCCAAAGAAGTAGCAGGCAAAGCCATCGGCGAAGATGGTCTGCTGTACATCTTCCTAATCGTGATCGTTGGTGTCGGTGCATCTCTTTTTCTTGAAGGTGAAAAGATTGCTGCCGTGATGGGCTTGCTGGGTGCTTCACTTACTGCACTTATTCAGATGCTAAACGGTATTGCTGGAACCGCAGCCAAGCAAGAAAAGCCTGAGTTTGAAGTCATCAAAGACCTTATCCATCGTCTTGACAAACTGGACCGTGCCGAACAACCCATGCAGGTTGATGTTGAAGGCAGCAAGGTGACGGTTAAAAAAGGTCAGGACATCGTAACGGCCAAGGGTTAATTATGTTTGATCTGCTAAGCGGCGGTCTTCTTGGTTCCATTTTCGGTGGCATCTTCCGCCTTGCTCCGGAAGTGCTGAAGTTCCTCGACAAGAAAAACGAACGCCAGCATGAGTTGAGTATGTTCCAGCTTCAGACCGACCTTGAGAAGATGCGAGGCGAGTTCAAGATGGAGGAGAAGTATGTGGACTACTCGATCTCGCAAATGGACACGATTAAGGAGGCTTTTAAGGAGCAGGCCCAAACGGCAAAAGAGGCTGGCTGGCTTGCTTCTTTTATCACTGCTATTACCCGCCCCGGTCTTACTTGGATTGCATTTGGCGTATACGTGGCTGTCAAGGCTGCTGGCCTGACCATAGCGTTTCAGACCAATGCCAACTGGGCGGAAGTCTTAACTAAGTCCTACGACGAGGATGACTTTGCCATGCTGAACATGATGATCAGTTTTTGGTTCGTCGGGAGAAGCATAGAGAAGTACCAAAAGACATGAATGAGGCAAAGAAGCTTTGCAAAGATGTATTGATCAAGCCCTTTGAAGGGTTAGCAAAGCGTTTGCCTGATGGCCGTGTAACAGCCTATCCCGATCCTGGTACTCGTGGACATCCTTGGACTATAGGCTGGGGTGCTACGGGCCCTGAAATCAACCCTGGGACTATCTGGACGCTCGAGCAGTGCGAAGACGCCTTAGACCATCACGTTGAGTATTTTGTACGCGGACTGCTTAAGATGTCGCCAAGCCTCTCTAAAGCGCTCCCAAGGCGCATGGCAGCGGTTACAAGCTGGGCCTATAACTGTGGCCTTGGCAACTATCGGATAAGCACCTTCAAAAAGCGTATTGACGCTGATAACTGGGACGGTGCCGCGGATGAGTGCCTGAAGTGGAATAAAGCCGCTGGCAGGGTTTTGCCAGGACTAACCCGTAGGAGGGCGGCTGAGGCCGCATTAATGCGATGAGTTCAGCAACCAAGTCAGATCCGGCTAAATGGAAGCGCATCGTTGCTTCTGTTAAAGCCTCCGGTAAGGGCGGTGATCCAGGTCAATGGAGCGCCCGTAAGGCTCAATTAGCGACTCAGAAGTACAAAGCCTCTGGTGGGGGTTACAAAGGGCCTAAAAAGGCGGATAATTCGCTCTCAAAGTGGACCAGCGAGGATTGGGGTACAAAATCCGGCAAGCCATCCACGCAAGGGCCTAAGGCCACCGGAGAACGGTACCTGCCCCGTAAAGCGCGAGAGGCGCTTTCGCCTGCTGAGTATGCAGCCACCACCCGCGCTAAACGTGAGGGTACCAAGACCGGTAAGCAATTTGTCGCTCAACCCTCAAAGATCCGCGAGAAAACAGCAAGGTACCGATAATGGCCGCTCAGATGACTTACGACACGCTGGTCAATGACGTGCGGACCTACTTGGAGCGCACTGATCAGTCTACGCTCGAGAAAATCCCAACATTTATCATGCTGGCTGAGTCCATCATCTCTGATGAGCTTAAGATCCTTGGCCAGCAGCAAGCCGTCTTGTCGACTTTAGTCGTAGGAGACCCTGTTATTCCGAAGCCTGCCCGCTGGCGCAAGACAACTTCGATGAATATCACGGTAAACGGCGAGAAAAAGCCCGTTTTGCTGCGTAAATATGAGTATTTGCGCAATTATTGGCCCGATCCGACGCAAACCGGTGAGCCAAAATACTATGCGGACTACAACTTCAACAACTGGTTGATCGCACCAACCCCTGATGCGGCCTATACGTTCGAGGTTCTGTACTACGAGAAGGTCCAACCGCTGGATGAGACCAATCAGGTGAATTTTTGGACCGAAAATGCGCCTCAAGCCATGCTCTACGGCACCTTATTGCAGGCCATGCCGTTTTTGAAGAACGATTCTCGCGTCCAACTATGGCAGGCCATGTACGACCGAGCAATTCAGACGCTGAAGCTTGAGAACGATACGCGCACGATCGACAGGCAGACGCAAGTAAGAGAGGTCTAAATGACAACGTATACCAGCGCATTCACCGGTCAGGTCATTCAGCCTACCGATGTCTCCTATCGCTCGATCACACTAACGGCTAACACGACCCTATCCTGGCCGGTTGAGGTTGATACCTCAGGCAATTACGCCGCCAGGATCATGAACGTCTCGGCCTCTTCGGCTTCCCTCAGCCTTTTGATGCCACCTGCCAATCAGACCTCGGTAGGCACTGATGCGCTCATTCGAAACACGGGGGCCAATACTTTTACCGTCAAGGACTATGCAGGCGGGACCATCGTTTCGATTGCAAGCGGCGAAGCCAAGTACATTTACATCACGGCTAATTCAACCGCTGCAGGTACTTGGTCGACTATTGCATTCGGTGTTGGTACTTCTAGCCCTGATGCCTCAACGCTTGCAGGCAATGGCCTGTTAGCGATTGCTTCAACGCTTAATCAGGCTCACCCAGTCACAACGATTGCAGCGACCTACACAGCCACAGCAAGCGATCGAGCCCTGTCCTACGTCTGGAATGGTGGCGCAGGCACTATCAACCTGCCTTCGGCGGCTTCGGTAGGCGATAACTGGTTCTTCTTGCTTAGGAACAACGGCTCCGGTCTTTTAACTGTTGATCCCAATGGCTCGGACCTGATCAATGGCGAAGCAACGCTTACGATGCAGCCTGCAGACTCTGCGATCATTCTGTGCTCAGGCGTTGGCTTTTATACGATCGGCCTTGGCCAATCAACGACCTTTGCCTTCACGCAGCTTACCTATCCTGTCGTCTCGGGGACTTACACCCTCACGCCTACGCAAGCCTCCAACACGATCATTAAGGTCACAGGAACGCTTTCAGGATCGGTGAGTATTGTCGTTCCAGCGACAGTTCAGGTTTACTACGTCTTAAACGCTACGACAGGCTCGGTCACCTTCACGACAGGGGTCGTAGGGGGCCTTACAACGACGATCTCAGCCGGTGCGCAGTCTATCCTTGTCTGCGACTCTGTGAACGTCCTGAACGCTAATAGCGCGATTGTCGGGGCCCTTTCTCTGGAGCTTGTTAACGGGACGGCCTCAGTGCCTGCACTTCGCTTTAATGCAGAGCCCAGTACAGGTATCTATCGAAGCGGCGCAGGCGAACTGAACGTCTCCGTCCTTGGAACTAAGATTGGGACCTTTAGCGCATCTGGCTTTACGACGACGCTGATCTCTGGAGGTTCGATCTAATGACTGAAAAAGTCATCTCGATCAATACCAAGCCCGGAATACGCCGGGACGGTACAACCCTGGACGGCGATCAATACTCTGATGGCAAGTGGGTTCGCTTTCAGCGAGGAAGGCCCAGAAAGACCCAGGGCTATAGCCGCATCTCCCAGCAGATCAGGGGGCTTGTCCGCGGGATGTTTGTCGATTCCACAAACGGTATCAATAACATCTTCACGGGCTGGTCGGGTGGCGTACAGGTCATCGGTGTCGATAACAACGGCGTCGGATCAGGCGTCTCTGACTTTACCTTCAATGGCCAAGTCTTAACGCTTGGCGTCATTGTTCCTGGTAGCGGATATACCACGGGTACTTATAGCAACGTCGCCTTAACTGGCGGCGCAGGCACCGGCGCAAAGGCCACTATCACGGTGGCTGGTGGCGTTGTAACCACTGTCACCCTAACGCAAGGCGGTGTCGGTTATGCGGTAGGTAACTCACTGACCGCGGCAGCTTCAACGATTGGCGGAACCGGAGCGGGTTTCTCTATCCCTGTTGCAACGATCGCATCAAGCTTTTCTGCTGACTCCACGAATCTTTATCAGTTCGACACGTCCTATGACGTTACGGGCGGTGTCAATCTATTGCTTGCGCATCCTGGCCATAACCTCACTGAGATTGACAGCACGGCCGATACGCCTGTCCTTTATGGGCCAATCAACGGGACCGTGCTCTCAGCCCTAAGAGATATTGAAGGCACGTCCCCGACGGGTAATACGATCTCGGTCTCGGGTGGTGTCGTTGCCTTGCACCCCTACATCTTTGTTTATGGCGATGCAGGGCTGATCAAGAACAACTCTGCAGGCAAGCCCCTTGACTGGAACAGCGCTGACGCTAATGAGACCAATGTCGCAACCGGAAAGATCGTCAAGGGCCTGCCTGTCCGAGGTGGTACCAATGCGCCGTCTGGTTTGTTTTGGTCGCTCGACTCCCTCATCAGGGTGTCTTACCTTGGTGGCGTTGGTACGCCTGCCCAGTTCTGGCGCTACGACATCATCTCCTCGCAGTCCTCGATCCTTTCATCGCAGTCTGTTATCGAGTACGACGGCATTTATTACTGGTGCGGCGTCGATCGATTCCTGATGTACAACGGTGTCGTCCAGGAAATTCCTAACGACATGAACCAGAACTACTTCTTTGACAATCTGAACTATGCGCAACGTCAGAAGGTCTGGGCGTGTAAGGTCCCCCGGTACGGTGAGATCTGGTGGTTCTATCCTCGAGGGTCGGCCACCGAGTGTACTGACGCAATCATTTACAACGTCAGAGAAAAGACTTGGTACGACGCAGGCTCTGCGCCTGGGGCTTATCGTTCTTCGGGCTACTTCTCAAACGTCTTCCGCTATCCGGTCATGGCCGGCACAACGAACTACTCGGGTTACATCAAGCTTTGGCAGCATGAGATCGGCTATGACGAGGTTGATGGCCCGAACGTTACTGCCATTCAGTCCTCGTTCACAACGCATGACCTGTCGTGGGTTACTGGAAACCCAGCGCAAGAGGTGCCCATCGGGGATAACTTCTGGACCCACTTTGAGCGCGTAGAGCCTGACTTCTTGCAGGTAGGGGACATGAACCTCTATGTGATCGGCAGACCTTATGCTCAAGCCGCTGATGTCACGTCAGACGCCTATCCATTTAGCCCGACGACGACTAAGATTGACATGCGAGAGCAAAGGCGTGAGATACGACTCAAGTTTGAGAGCAATACCGTGAACGGCAACTATCAAGCCGGTCGCATCTTGCTGTCTGCCGATATGGGCGACGTCAGAGGCTACACGCCATGACGCAGTATTACGATCCCAGGAACATCGAATGGCCTTACTGGAGTGCTTTGATTGCTGAGCAATACGAAGCGCAACAGCTTATTTGGCCAGTCCCCGAGGATCGGTGGCAGGACTTCGCTCTGTCTATTTGCTCGATTGCGTTGTTTTCCAACTATGGCGTACCTTCTCCAGCCGGGTTTAGCCGGTGGCAGGACTGGGCGCTTGCATTCAATAACGCGGTGAACTGATGCCTTTTAGAGAGAATATCGGCGGTCTGCAATCTGAGCAGGAACTTGAAGAGCAGGGTCTTGAAGGATTGCCCGTTAGCTCTCAAACCACTTCGCCTCTTCAGCAGACGGCAGTTCAGCAATCGACAGTTCAGCCCACGTCTTTGCGATTTGATTTCAATAAAGACCCAACAAACGC